GACCTTTGGCGTTTTTAAATGTTGCTACAGTAAACTCAAATAAATCTACTAATGGTTGTGGCCCGTAAGCTCTTCCACCAAAAGTTTTGAGTCGTGTTCCGGCAGGTCTAACATTGCTGACATCCCACTTTGGGATTTCTCCAGCCCAGAGGTGGGCGAGGAGTAGTCGTAATGATTTTGCCCAGCCTTCTTTGGAGTCATGGACTGCAATGGTGTGGTCTGATTCAAACAGTTTTTCGGGCACTTCTGGCAACTGATTGATATATTTCGATTCAACACTGAACCCAACTCCTGTACCGCAGAGCAAAATAAACATTGCTTCGTCGAATGATTTAGGATCATCGACAGGTAAATAAGAGCAATTATAAACGCAAGTATTATCACGATCGGCACTCTTTCCAGCAGTCATCATGGCACGCATGGACGGCATTAGTTCTAGGTTTTTGATTGCGGAGAATAATTCTTCTTTCAACGCGCTATTTGCGGAGATTGCTGGTGTACGAGCAAAGATGTAATCTACAAATCGGGTTACTGTTTCTGGCCAGCTCTCACGACGACCCTTGTCATCCTGGTAACGGGCATAGCGAGATGCCGCGATATATTCTTGATATTGATCCATGGTTTCTTTTTGTTATAGGTTGGAGGAAAAAATGCCCCGCCAAACTTCGACGGGGCTAAGGTACTACCACAAGGAGAACTACTATACTGCGAAATCTACTGCTGCGGATACACCACCACCGCCAAGACGCTCACCGTCTTCAAGCTTCTGTACATTACCTAAACCACAAGCAATGCCTTTTGAACCTTCCATATTGTATGGATAGAATTCGATTGCTGCACGACCATAGCAACCAGAGTAGAACTCTTCTGGATCCAAGATCGCATTCATATCTGCATCAACAACACCTGGCTTCTTAACTGAATTGGCGTTGATAAACATAGAACCTGCGTAAGCACCATCTTCTTTTTCCAAGTCGCCATCACGCAAGCCACCTTTGAGTAACTTAGGTACTGTACCACCGAAATAACCAGCGGACAATGTCTTAGCTTCTTCAAAAGCTTTGTTAATCTTGGCAATGGTTTCTTTATCAGACTTAGGAATGATGATGGACACTGAATACTTAGGTGTCTTGCCATCGCCTTTGTCTAAAGGAGTGAACACATTGGTGTAAGAGAAACGAACTTTACCAGTTACAACACGAGGATTTTTTGTAGCCATTTGACTGATTTCCTTATTTACTAATTTTGATTGGACTTCAACGGCGCCAATCTCTACCGTACAACAATTATACACTACTTTGCAACCATCACAAGTCCTACATTTCCCATAGCGTAACCAAGAAACATAATACCTGTACCAACACCACCTTTGTAGAACTGATCACATGCTACCACAAAGTATACCACACCCATTGCTGCAATTAGCCAAGTACTCATGCGAAATCTTCCTTCAAAGTTTCATCCTTAACTAATCTTGGGCTACCGTCTGGACGCAAGATCAATGCACCTAATGTTGCCGCAACTTGACCTTTTTGTCCAAGCTTTTCTAATTGTGCCACAGATTTAAATTTAACTTCATACAAATCATTCTTGTCAATGTTTAATTTTTCTGTAAGCACAGTTGCCGCTAAATCTACATCTGCAATCTTACGATTACCTTTTGGAGTATACAACTTATATCCACGGGGCACAACATTTTCGTTAATTGCTCGTTGTGTTGCAAACTCTTCTACATCATTAGCCCAAGTTTTTAACTCAGCTACTTTAGATAATACCACATCAAATTCTTCTTCACTCAGCAATGGTGCTGGGCGGAAGTCTAATGCTGCTACTTCGTTGATGAAGTCCGAGCGCGCCCTGCACTGCGCTTTGGCACGACAGAATTGGCAGTGATCACCGGGAATGAAGTCGCCCGTGCCTGCCCACGCCCTTTTGGCTTTGCTCTTGATGTAGTAGTTTGCCCAGTCGAGGAGCTTAGTGATACTGGTCCCATCAGTTGAAATACTGTCCAAGCGAGGCTGATGGATTGTGTAGCTGGCTTCTTTAATTTCGGGAAACTCTTCCTTAAATTTGCTATACGCACCGAGTGCATAAAGTCGTAGTTGGCTATTATCCGTTGCCGAAACTGGTATTCCTTTTCCAAATTTAAGGTCGATGACCCGAATGGAATGTTTAGAAAGAATGACCACGTCCGCTGTGCCAAAGCCGTCAGGTACCCAGTCGGAAAAGTCAACACGTTGCTCAAAGAGTGGAGTATCGCCTTCACCGATTTGGCTACGGACATATAGTACGTAGTTATCGACGTGAGCCTCGAAATCGTCGTTGTAATAGGGTGTGTTTTTGATGATGTCATATTCTTTCTCGTATTCTTCAATACCGATTTGACCATAGTGATGGCGTAATTTGGCTTCGGCCAGAGCATGAGCCATTGTACCTTCCTGAGAAAAATCAAAGGCACCTGTTGCGCGCTTTGGTTCTGGTAGGGTTTGCTCTAGTCTAGCACTTGGTGTACAAGTCAACCATCTTTTTGAAGAGGAGGCTGATAGTACGGCATGAGTCGTTGTTGACATAACTGTTTTCCTTTTTTAACTAACTTGTCTGAGTATAACTACTTATGCAAAAAAGGCTAGGTTTTTATGCCTAGCCTTTTTCATATTGTGAGAAACTTTTAACTTATTCTTTAACTGCTCGTAACTGCTGTATTAAGTCGTTTACTGCGCCGGCAAAGTCTATATTAACATCTGCCTTGATATCTTGCTTGATATCCATGCGTTCACGGTAATCTGTTGGGAATTGACCACGCAAGGCTATTTCAGCAATACGGCTATTGAAGGTTTTATTACCTACATTGGCAAGCATTTCACGCTCCCAGTAGGCTTGTGAGTGTACCAGTGCCATGTCTAATGCATCAGCAAACTCGGGGTATTTTTTAGACCAGGATTTGGCTACATCTTTGGTAATTCCAAGATCGCTCCAAATCATTTTTTGCGATGCACCGAGCTTTCCCAGCTCGATCATTTTGTCGCACATTTCTTTTTTGAAGGTGTATTTAGCTACCACACTTCCACCTTTTCAGAGCTGCTGCTTTGCGAGTTGGTTTGCCGTTCTCGTCTTTCATTGGACCTTTAACGCCAGACATACGAGCGCAGAATGAGTCTTTACGAGCACCACCCTCTGGCTGTGGAGCCTTTAGATTCGAGCCAGTAGCCGCATTATATTTAGCACGACCTTTGGCGGTAAGCCCAGCACCCTGAGATACTGGCAACTTTTCACCACGGCCAATTGCAAGCGAGACACTTTTTTTCTTTGTTGCCATTATTTCACCTTTGCAGTCTTTGCAGACTCTTTAAATGCTTTGGCTGTTGGAGCACCCTTGGCACCTGGCTTACGCATTTTTTCGCCAGAGCCAGCTTTGATGCGCTCTCTTTTTGCTGCGATATTGGCGTACAAGCCAGGTTTAGTTGCCATGGTATTTCCTTAGAATATTACTGAAACGCCTGACATCTTTTTAACTAAGCCTGTCAGTTCTTTGGTTGTTTGACCACTTACAAAAGTATTGATTTCAATAGCTTTGTCGATGATCTCTTCCATTGTTGGGAATTTAGGAGCTAGTTCTTCAGCTTCCTTTGATGTTTTGTTGAGCACTTCCCACGCAGCCATGTTGGCTTCGTGTTGCTTGACCATGAGGTCTTTAGCTGTGTTGAATACGGAAAAGCGGAGTTCAAATGGATTCATTTTATTTCTTTCTGTGTGTTGTGTGTAAGAATAGGTTTCCAAGCGTTTCACAACGAGTTGTACTCCCTATATCTACTTATGCAAACTTTTGAGCTTTTTCGCCCTTAAAAGTCATCTGGAACGATGATTGTCTTTTTGAGGTCGGAAGGAGGGGTATTGCTACCATGCTCTTTGCGGTACTTTAAAGCGTCATTTAGAATCATCTTGGTCATTGCCAATGCTTTTTCTTGGTGCTCTTGCTCCATTTGTGCATTGGTTCTGGCGGTCTTTTTCTCGACCTCCTTAATGATGTTGTTGCTGATGCCAGCGTGCTTAAGCAGTTGCTTTAGATTCATCGTTTGCCTTTGCTACAGCCTCTAAGCTTTCTTGAGCCTTTTGAACCTGTGGCGAAGCTTGCTGTTGAATCATGTTGATAAATGCTACCAGTGTTGTTGCTGGTACTTGTTGTGGCGTGTTAAGAATATTTAACAGTGCGTTAACTTCTCTTACTGGAAACTCCAAGGTTACTACAAAATCGTCCAACATATTTTTGACTTGATCTGTCATTTTTTCTTACCTTTCTTTTGTTTAATTGGGAGCATTACTTCTCTTGCTGCTAACTTTACTGGATCAGTGCAGTACTGATTTAATTCAAAAACTCTTGCTGACATATCCATCAACTGCCAGCATCGCATCTCATGTAATTGTTTAATGCCAATCAATGCGTTTGCTACTTCATCTTCCGTCATTGGTTTTTCTGCGTCACCATGATACTTGTACAGCGTCTCAATATCATCAGCTGTCTGCCATACTTTGTAGATGGCATCTTCTAAGTCAAAGTGAGTGTACTTTTTCATTTCTCTTCAGCTTTTTTAATATCTGCATTGAAATCAATGCTATACCACTCACCAACCAACTTAATTGCTGGTAGTAATTGTTTCCAATGCTCAACATCATCTTCGTGCCATTTGTTTGGGTTTTTTAAATCGTTACTTAAACTTACATAAGCCCATGCCAAGTTGGACACCAAGATTTGATCTGCACAATCGTCATCAATTTCTACTATCATTTTCCACACTCCGGGTCTGCTGCGTCATTAATCTTGACACGCTTGGCAATCTCTCTGCTGATGTACCACTGTGCCTTGCGTAAATCTTCTACTGCATCTCGTTTTAAATCACAACGCCAAATATACTTAAGCGCGTTGCCTAAGTTAAAGCTCATGTGCTCAGTAATCTGAATGCACTCGATGCCTGATGGGTGCTCTGTGTAATGCTTGGGATGGTTAACTGGATCTTGCATTTCTTAACCTCTTAAGCTCATTCTCGACTGCTTTAACTTCTTCCTGGCTTTCACAAACCCAGATCCCCAATAAATCTTTGTATACGCTCGTGTCAATGTCTTCCACACCAGCAATCGTCTCCATAACATAATTGCCCTTATATTTATGCTCTACCACAAAAGTGCTCATTCGCCCAACTCCTTTTGAATAAACTCCACCGCTTTTTCATAATGATATCGCCAGTACTTTTCAGTCATGTCAACATCCGTGTATGTCCTACCCATCAAAAACGCATCAATTACTTGTTTTTGTTTCATGGGCATACGCTCATCTATTATACGCCTAATATCTATCAAGTCGTCAAGATCCCATGGCACCCACCCCTCCGAAGAGTGGTGTGATACTGATTCTGAGTCATCTTGCTCGATCGGATCCATCTCCTCATCCGATAAGCGGGGTCTACTGCAGTTGATTATCATTCTCATAATTGTGTGTCAAAAATTGCTGCTGAGTAAATATTGCCCATTCCCGCTGCAAGGGAAAGTATTTTGTGTGTTCCCGAAGTACGCAACGGTTCTGATATGAAGACACTGTCTCTCTGAGTTCTGTTTTTAATTGGTGTTACTAAACGGTCTTTTAGGTTGTCTAGTAATAAGCATGTCTCCAGTAAGCCTGACGCACCCATGGTGTGACCGATCCACTGCTTGTAAGCCACTGCTTTAATATCGTGGTCAAACAATGTTTGTACGGCATTGCGTTCTGCAATATTGTTTGACTTCGTGCCAGTGCCATGGGTCTTTATGATATCTATCTGGCGGGGACATACTTTAGATATAGACATTGCACCATGTGCGGCTTTAATGAATCCTTCTCCGTCTTCACGCTGACCAATAGCGTTAGTACTTTTTTCCGAGGCGCTATACGCACCAAGCAACCGAGCATGAGGGTTCTTTGCATATTTTTCATTTTCAAATACAGCTAGTACAGCTCCCTGACCAATGTTAAATCCAAAATTAATTGGATCGAATGCTGACGGTAAAATGCCTTGTTCTTCTTGCTCTTTCGTGAGCACTGCTTTTGACTCACCAAAGAACTTGAGTACTGGGTTTGACACTGCGTCTTCTACGGCCAGTACAATCACCCTATCAAATTGATAGAGAGCGAATAGCTCATGCACATTCATCATGACCTTTAAGCTAGACGCACAAGCACTGGCATCTGTGATCACCATATCTTCTGCACCACAAGCCTGGGCAACTCGTCCAGCATACACTTGGGTCAATGTGAGGGGCAACATTTTGTAATCGTATGACAAGCTGTTTGGTTCTGAATCCTTGGGGTTGATCCCGGCAAAGTGCTGGTTTCCCGCAGCCAAAATAAACGCTGTTTTTCCACCACGATTTTTCAAGTCTGCCATCAAGGCTTTATCTAAAACCCGCTCTGCTAACTTGTGTGGTGCGTACACTAAGCCAGTGTCTTTCTTGGCGTAGGTATCAGCAAACCAATGCACACGCTGAGGATACATTATGTCCTCAAGCATTTGCGTCTGTCTGGTTGACGCAGTTCGGTAGTCTGTAAGGTAGATCATTGAATCGATTCTAAAGCTTCTTCTACGCTGACAGGTTCTTTGGTTTTGTGCTGGCACATATACTCAAAGAGTTCTCGTACTGTAGTCACTTGCATGACCTTTAAATCGTCCTCAGAGACTCCGTAGATGTCGCCGAGGTATATCCCTACCATGAGCATATCCAAGCTGTCTAAGCCCGTATCTGCTAGGTTCTCGTCCAAGGATTTAACTTCTACTCCATTGGAGTTTAGTGGAGTGGCTAGTGTAATCACTCCGTCTAACATATCTAATAATTCTGCTTCGGTCATTTCAAGCTTTCCATTAATGCATCTTGTAAGTTCATCTTGCCTTCTAATACATTCACCACATGTTTGTCGATACTATTATACACTGTCAAATGGTGTATAATAACCGGCTTTTCTTGCCCTTGGCGGTAGATCCTAGCGTTCGCTTGGATGTAGTTCTCTGAGCTCCATGGTAAATCGAACCAGACCGTTTGTGCTGTCTCTCCAGTGTTGCACTGTAAA